GACCTGCATGTTGTATCGTACGTGAAGCCACCCGGCGAGAACAAATGCTGGCGGGCTCTGTCGGACTTGTACATCTGGCAGGGTGCCCATAGGTCTGATCACGACGTTAACCTGATCCCCGAGAAGTGGGACATCAAACAGGTTATACGGTCCAGTACAACCACACAGTGCACCGGAGTTTACAGTGGTTACCTGGTCCAGAACTCGATGCTGTAATCCGTATCGGAATAAGGAATAAACCATGGCACTCGATGATGAAGGCTTTCGACAGAGTAGCACCGATGAAGATCGCCGGTCCTGGGATGGCTACGTCCATGCGCGGACAGTCATCGACCACGAACACCGCATGATTCACGACGGTATGGCCTTCCACATCACCCACCGGGTGGCGTCACTGGCAAACGGCGCGAGCTTCGATATCCTGTACTCGCCGCCGGCGTTCAGCTTTCCCCATTTAACCGCGTTGCTGGTCAGTCTGGCAGACTCGCCATGTGATGTTCTGTCATATGAGAATGTGGTCACATCAGACGACGGCACGGTTCTTACCCCATTCAATAGGGACCGGAACAGCACCAAAACCGCCCAGATGGGCGTGACCCACAGCCCAACCATCACGGATCTCGGGGATCTGGTCCACGACCGGTTTGTACCGGACGCTGGTGGGCAAGGTTCCAATAGCGTCGGCATCATTACCCCGAACTTCGGTGAAGAGTGGATACTGAAACCATCGACCAAGATGATGACGCGCGTTACGAACAACAGTGGCGGGGCCATTACCCTGACCTTTGAGGCACTGTGGTACGAGATCAGCTACAAGTCATGATCATCGTGTCCGTGCATCACACCGGAACGCGATAAGGAATACTCATGGCGAATCTTAACTTTAGGCTGCACAAGAAACAACAGGAGATCTTCGACAGTGTAGCCCGGTTCAAGGTTTGCGCAGCAGGACGGCGAGGAGGCAAGACATTCTTCGCCGCTGTCATCCTGCTGATCGAGGCCCTGAAGGACTGGAGTCCTCACGGTCTCCCGCTCAAGAACAGCCACGTCTGGTACATCGCACCGACTTACCAGCAGGCCCGAGACATCATGTGGAAGCAGCTCAAAGAGCTGGTTCGCCCGATTGCCTCACAGATCAAAGAGAAGGACATGACTATCGTCATGCCCAATGGTCGCTATATCGTCTTGAAAGGCGCGGACAACGAGGACACCTTGCGTGGTGTCTCGCTCTCGTACGCGGTCCTGGACGAATACGCGGACATGAAGCCTGGTGTATTCGACCTGATCCTGCGTCCGGCCCTATCTGATATGATGGGTGGAGCGCTGTTCATCGGAACGCCCAAAGGCAAGAACCACTTCTATCAATTATGGAATGATGCGGCCCTGGCCAGCAACCCTGACATGGAAGCTTTCCACTTCTGCTCCCTGGACAACCCGGTTATCCGGCCCGAGGAAGTAGAAGCGGCCAAGCGGACCATGAGCCGGGATGCCTTCCGTCAGGAATACGAAGCCAGTTTCGCGACCGGCGGCGGTGGCATCTTCAAACGAGACGAGATCGAGATCGTCAAGCACATCCCCACGGGGCTCCAGGGCGGCACATACATCTGTGTCGACCCTGCGGGCTTCAAGGATGCGGCTGGCCTTTCCAAGGCTGCGTTGTCTCGGCTCGACGAAACCGCCATCGCTGTGGTCCAGGTGACCTCGGCCGGTTGGTTCGTCAAAGACATAATCCACGGGCGTTGGGGTGTCCGAGAGACATCCCTGCAGATCCTTCGGGCTGCCCAGAAGTATGGACCGGTAGCGGTCGGCATCGAGGGTGGTGCCCTGAAGAACGCTATCATGCCATACCTTGAGGATCAGATGCGCCGGATGAACGTTTACCCGAGCGTCGTTGAATTAACCCATGGCGGTAATCGCAAGATTGACCGCATCGTCTGGGCACTCCAGGGTCGATTCCAGCATGGCCGGATCAAGTTCCTTAAGGGGCCTTGGAACGACGATCTGACGGATCAGCTTATGGACTTTCCGGACCCCATGTCGCACGACGATATGGTAGACGCCCTGGCTTACATTGACCAGATCAGTACTGTGATTTACTCAACCGACGAGTATGAGCAGGATGACTTTGAACCGCTTGACGAGATAGCAGGCTACTAACTGAGGACACACTATGGCGTACGTCATTGATTTAGAACCGGACACAGCAATGGAGGAAGCCCTTGCGAATACCAAGTCCGCGGATTCCAAGCTCGTTGACTGGGTCATGGGCCATTGTACGTCCTGGCGCGATGATCGCAACAGCAAACACCAAGCCCGGTGGGAAGAGTATTATCGGTTGTGGCGTGGCATCTGGGCGGCGGAAGACAAGACACGGAACAGCGAGCGCTCACGGCTCATTACGCCGGCGCTCCAGCAGGCCATCGAATCTGTCACCTCCGAGATCGAGAGTGCCGTCCTGGACAAGCCTACCTTCTTCGACATCGTTGACGATGACACCGAGGGTGCAGACATCATGGCAATCCGGACCCAGCTTCAGAAGGACATGGAGTGGGCTGATTACCAGCAGGCCCTGAACGAGATCTTCCTCATGGGCTCCATCTTCGGTACCGGCATCGGCAAGATCGATCCGCGTGAAGTTGATCGGGTTACCCTGAACCAGACAATGGCAGGCGCAGAAGCGGCGACCGAAGTCCGGACCCAGTGCAAACTGGTCCCGATCCTTCCCAGTGCATTCTTGATTGACCCGGCAGCAACGTCCATCGCTGAGGCAATGGGTTGCGCCCACGAATACAGCACACCACGCCACGAAGTGGTCGCCATGCAGAACAGCGGCGTCTACCGGGGTGACGACATTGCAGTAGCAGGTCAGCCGGTTGACCCGGTCCTGTCCGACGAACAGGCAAGCCCGCTGCAGTCGCAGTCGGTGAACCTGATCGATTATCAGGGCCTGGTGCCGCGTGAATTGCTTGATGCAGTTCAACCGATCCAAGCCGATGAAGAGGTCATCGACCTGTTCCCTGGTAAGGAAGACGACGAAGACTACGCGCCCGAGCCACTGGACGAAGACGACCTGGTTGAGGCGTTCATTGTTATCGGCAACGAGGGCACGTTGCTCAAGGCCAAGGCCAACCCGAGTTTGATGCAGGAACGTAACTTTGTGGCCTATCGCCACGAGATCGTGCCGGCTCAGTTCTGGGGTCGCGGTGTAGCCGAGAAGGGTTACAACAGTCAGAAGGCTCTTGACGCTTCGATGCGTGCAAGGATCGATGGTCTGGCGTTGACCGTTCACCCGATGATAGCAATTGACGGTGGCAAGATGCCGCGCGGATTCAAGTTCAGTGTGCGTCCTGGTAAGTCGATCACCACCAACGGCAACCCGTCAGACATCTTACAGCCATTCAAGTTTGGCACGATGGACCCGAACGTCTTCACCGACAACGCTGAGCTGGAACGCATGGTCACCATGTCAACCGGTGGTATGGATACGGCAGCACCTGTCAAGGCGAACAACAGAAACGAAACCGCGAGCGGCATGAGTATGCAGCTTGGCGGTATGGTCAAGAGAAGCAAGCGGACAATTCGGAACATTGAACGCGAGCTGATCATCCCATTAATCGAGAAGACTCATAGGATTTACATGCTTCTCGAACCGGCCATCTATCCGGCCAACGATGTGACTTTCAAGGTGACATCGGTGCTCGGTACCATGGCTCGCGAGTTGGAACAGCAGCAGTTCAGTTCTATGCTGAACACCGTGGACTCCGGTTCACCTGCGTTCTGGATGCTTATGAAATCAGTCTATTCAACATCATCGCTCAGCAACCGTGAAGAGATGCTCCCGATGATCGACCAGAACCTGAAGGCATCCATGCAGCCGCCCGCACCTGACCCGATGCTTGAGCTTAAGCAAGCCGAGATCCAGGGTAAGATCAGGGCCGAAAGCGCTCGTATCCAAGTTGAGTACATTCGTGCACAGGCCGAGATCGCTCGGGCTGCCAACGATGCTCGAACCGCCGAGAGTGAGGAAGCCAAGAACGAATCACAGGCTATCCTGAACCTGGCAAAGGCTGAGGCCGAGGAACTTGGTTCTCAGATGAATGTATATAAGGCTCAAGTGGAGAAACTGGAACGTGACTCCGTAAGTGAGCGAGGGCTAGCAGAAGATGCAATCAGACGAGCAACGGCAGTTACGGCGGGTGGAACTGGATCACCTGCTTAGCACATTCGGAACGGAAGGTTGGCACCTGTTCTCGCAAGACGTGGTTGGGTTGCACCAAGCACTGACGGCGAGCGCAGCGGCCGACTGTGACACTAACGATAAATGGCAGATCCGACGTGGACAACTCCAGATGCTGGAAACCATGCTCGGGTACGCGAAGGCCGCAATCAACGAAAGCGATAGCTTTGATGAAGTTGAGGCCGAAGACGATCTGACCAATCCACTGGAGGATTGATATGAAAGTCTATGATTATGAATGCCGCTCATGTCACGCGGTACACGAACACTTTGTTGCAAACTCAGATGTCCACGCGGTAAGCTGCCGCGACTGTGGTGCTGAGGCAACGAGGTTAGCACCTTGTCCACGTTTCAAGCTCGATGGTTGCGATCCTGGATATCCTACCGCCTATGATAAATGGGCGAAGGATCACGAGAAAGCAGCAGCGAAAGCGAACAAGCGAGCTGAAGAGCATGGCGAGTAACCCACAATCCTATAACCCATTAGGGCAGGAGACATTAGTATGACCGACGTTAATGACGGCACCGAGCCGCAAGAAGTAGAGATCGACCTGTTTGCGAACGGTTTTGATGATAGCAGCCTCACGGATGAAGTCACCGAAGCCAATCCCGAGCAGTCGGACCTTGAGCAGCCCGCCGCTGAGGATGATAGCGACGACAAGCTACCCGAGAAGTACCGAGGCAAGTCCATCAACGACATCATTGAGATGCACCAGAACCTTGAGAAAGCGTACGGGCGTCACAACAATGAACTTGGTGACCTTCGCAAGACGATGGACACTTACTTACAGCATCAACTTGGTGGAAAGAGTAACACTGAGCAGCCGGCGACTGACGAACTCGACCCGGACAAACTTCTGGAGAACCCGACCGCGGCCATTAACGGCGCAGTTGAGTCGAACCCGAAGCTCCGCGAGATCGAACAGAAGCTTGAAGCTCGTGAGCGTGCAGACGCAAAGGCAGCGTTCAATCGGGATTACCCCAAGGCTAAGGATACGATCAATGATCCGCGTTTCCTGTCCTGGGTGGAATCGAACCCGACCCGCGTCAAGCTACTGCAGCAGGCAAACGACTCGTACGACTTCTCCCTTGCTGGTGAGATCCTGGACACATACGCCGCACTGGTGGGTGAACAGGCTACGACCACGCAGGATGCGAAGGATACGATGACGAATGCCAAGCCTTCGGCAGGCGGGAAGCCTGGCCAGAAGAAGCCGATCTTCACTCGTAAGCAGCTCGCGAAGCTGCAGATCGAAGACCCGGCTCGCTACGACAAGTTGCAACCGCAGATCATGGAGGCGTACGCAGACAAGCGGGTGCGATAATACACATCAACCTACATTAACTTGGAGATACAACAATGGCTCTTGGCACTAATCACCAAACTACTACGACCGAAGCGAACTTCATTCCTGAAGTCTGGTCGAATGAAATCATCGCCGTTTACGAGAACAGCCTCCAGGCTGCTAAGCTCGTTCGCAAGTACGGCTTCAAAGGCAAGAAAGGCGACACCATCCATATACCGAAGCCGGTCCGTGGTTCCGCTAATGTGAAGTCTGCTTCCACGCAGGTCACACTGAATGCCAACAACGCTGGTGTCCTGGACATCAACATCAACAAGCATTACGAGTACTCGATCCTGATCGAAGACATCGCCGAAGTACAGCGCCTGGCCTCTGCCCGTGGTTTCTACACGCAGGATGCCGGTTACGCGCTTGCCAAGCAGGTTGACACTGACTTGCTGGCCAACGCTGCCACCTTCCAGTCCGGTACTGCTTACAGTGCTGCGGTCATCGGTTCCGATGGCTCAACCGCATGGGATGGTTCTGCTTCTACCAACACTGGTAACGGTGACAACCTGGCTGACGCCGGTCTGCGGCGTGTGATCCAGACTCTTGACGACAATGACGTGCCTATGGACCAGCGCTCGCTGTTGATCAACCCTGGCCAGAAGAACGTGCTCCTGGGTATCGAGCGTTTCACCAGTTCCGACTTCATGGGCAGTGACGTTCGCGTCAAGTCTGGCAAGTTCGGCGACGTGTACGGTGTACAGGTTTACACCAGCACCAACCTGGCGACTGTTGCCGCTGACGATACGACCACGAACTACAAGGTCTGCATCCTCATGCACCGCGACGCTATTGTTCATGCCGAGCAGTTGGCTGTCCGTTCGCAGACTCAGTACAAGCAGGAATACCTGGGTACTCTGTTCACGGCCGACACCATCTACGGCACGAAGACTTACCGCGCTGAGAACGGTGTGGGCATCATGGTTCCTGCGTAAGTCTAGCCCCTTACGCTAACCTTTGGACCGGGTCATACGTTGGTAGCGGAGACCCGGTTCCTTTTTAAGGGGAATCAGACCATGGAGCATCGAGTCACAACGCTGGAGGTCAAGGTGAACCAACTCACAACCTCACAGAACGAGATACTGAGGGAACTGAAGCTCGTGAACGAACAACTCGCCCGCTACAAAGGGGCATGGGGAGCGATAGTAATGATCGGTGGTGCCTTGATGGCAGCCGGCGCACTAGCGCTCAAGTACTTTGGTAAATGACAGTAGGAGAACGGCAGTATGGGTATCTTTCGTGGAGACGGTTCGCCCACCACAGGTGGAGCAGTATACAGTCAGGCAGAGCTTGACGCAGCGGTAGCTGCAGCCCTCGCGAGTGAGACCGCTGCCGGCATCTCCGAAGTAGCTGCAGAAGCAGCACAGACAGCCGCCGAATTGGCGGAGACCAACGCTGAGACCGCAGAAACTAATGCGGAGACAGCACAAACAGCATCAGAACTCGCCGCGCTGAACGCGATAACCGCACAAGGTCAGGCAGAGTTTGCGCAAACCAATGCCGAAACGGCAGAAACAAACGCAGCAGCCAGTGAAGCGGCCGCAGCCGCATCAGCATCCACCGTATCAGCAGTACCCAGGCAGAACTTACTCGCCAACGGACAGCTTAAGATATGGCAGCGGGGAGTCACATTTACTGCCGTAACTTCTGGAGACTACACGGCGGATCGGTTCTGGTTCGGTCGCGGAGGGGCGACCCCCGCCGTATTCACCGCGCAGCGATCAACAGAGTTACCTTCGACTTCTAGCGGGTACTCACTGCACATCGACTGCACTACTGCAGACGCAAGTGTTGCGGCTGGCGACCTATGGTACATGGCTCAGCGCATTGAAGGCCCCGATGTAGAGCATCTACGTTTTGGCACAAGCGCCGCTAAAGCGGTTAGCCTGTCATTCTGGATACGGTCACCAAAGGCTGGCATACACTCAGGCGCATTGACCAACTACTCACAGAATCGCTGTTACACGTTTGAGTACACCGTCGCCGTAGCCGACACTTGGGAGCAGATTACCATTGAGAACATCCCAGGCGATACAAGCGGCACATGGCTTACAACTCCTGGAGTGGCGGGGCTAGAGCTGCGCTTCGGCCTCCTGGTAGGCAGCACCTTCGCTCAGACCGCGGGGTCCTGGGGAACCACTAACGCTTGCGGCACCACCAATCAACAGAACGTACTCGACAACACGGCCAATAACCTGTACCTCAAGGACCTGCAGTTAGAAGTAGGCGCGACAGCTAACCCGATAGAAGCCAGAAACAGTACCACGGAACTCGCCAGGTGTCAGCGGTATTACCAGAAGACGTATGCTTACGGAACAACGCCGGGGTCTTCAACGGGAGTGGGTGCTTGGAGTTTTATAGCAGGGAAGGCAACCACGGTTCAATACATGGGATACAACTTCCCAGTGGTGATGTCTGGTACTCCAACGTTTGCAATATATGGAACAACAGGAACATCTAATGAAATATCAGGAGCCGACTCTGCCAGCCTGACTTTTAGCGCCACGGCGGCCTGTGACCGTGGGATTCAGAGTATCACAGCAACGGCAGCGTTCGTGGATACTAATAGATATAGGCTTCATTTTGAAGCGGATGCGGAGTTGTAACATGGCAAACTACACTGACGCAGAACACACACAGATACTACACAACGGATTGTTTATCGCGGCTCACCCAAGTAACCGCCATTACCGGCGGTTGCTGGAAGATGGAGTCATGGTCGACCCGTACGTAGCACCGACACGACCAGTGGGCGGAGGGAATCCGGATAAGACAGACAAGGTCTTACGCCTTCTTCTCAAGAAGGGCCTTATTACACGGCAGGACATTGCGGAGTTATAAAGCATGACTTACTTAGAGATCGTTAACAAGGTGCTGATCCGCTTGCGTGAGGACACCGTCGCCACAGTGTCCGAGTCAATATACTCCACACTGATCGGCGAGTTCGTACAGCAGGCACTGAGTGAAGTGGCAGATGCCCATGAGTGGAACGCCATGCGCAGCACTGTTGTGGTGACCACAGCGGCGGGTGATATTAACTATGCCCTGACCGACAGTGGTACCAGCTTTTCCATTGAGTGCGTGTTCAACAACACTGAGGATTGTGAAGTCGCAAAGGCACCCAGCTCCGCCTGGATGACCCACATGCTGCTGAGCAACGATGTGACCCGCAACCAGCCCACGCATTACGCCATCAACGGCGTGAGTGCGACGGGTGACGCGGTGATCGAGTTCTATCCGCCGCCCGATGCCGTCTATAACGTCAACGTCAACTTGAAGATGAAGACTACACTGTCTGCAGACTCTGATCCCGTGTGGATTGACACACTGCCGATCATCCTGAAAGCCTTACTGTTGGCAGTGGATGAACGTGGTGATGACTCAGGCATGACAGTCGATACCATTCAAGGCCAATTCAACAACGCCCTGTCCAACGCAGTTGCTTTTGATAGGCAGCTCAATGAGGATGAGGGTATCTGGGAGGTAGAATAACCATGGCGAATCTCATAGCGGCACCAATCGAGATGCCGGGTACACTTGGTCTTGATACCCAGAACTCGCAAGGCGTGCTATCACCTGAATGGGCGACGGTAGCTAAAGACTTGGTACTCAATAAGAAAGGCCGCTTGTCCTCTAGACCTGGCTGTGAGATGCTGGGCACACCCAGATCCACAGGTTTAGGGCACGGCGGCGGTGATGAAGGCTTCGTGTACTCTAACCCCACGGACGGTGCTGTCTATTCAATGCTGGACTTACTCAACAACAAAGTGTCAGAGTATTCACCCGGCGGCAGTACATGGACAACGTACACCACACCCGCATCTACTCAGATCGAAGCAGTGTTCTCCCGGTTCAACGATAAGACACTGATCTTGCGCTGTGCCGTCGCCAGCTTCGGTGGTGCAAAGATCCAATACCAGAACGCTCCCGGAACGAACTATACGGATGTCGTGGCAACGACGGGCACAGTACCCGCCTATGCGGTACACATGCTGTGTGCCTGGGGTCGCGTTTGGACTGTGGGCTCCGACAACATCTTGCAGTGGAGTGACCTGTTAGATGAAACCGCATGGGGTGCGGGAACAGCAAACCAGATTGATCTGCATGATGTGTGGCCAAATGGCGAGGACGAGCCGGAAGCACTGGCAGAGTTTAATGGATTCCTCATTGTACTGGGGAAGCAGTCTATCGTGGTGTATGAGAAACCCGACGAAGTAGCCGCCGGAAACATGGTGAAGGTTGAAGCATTCTCAAACGTTGGTTGTGTTAACTTTCAGACGATCCAACAAGTTGGCGATGACCTAGTGTTCCTTGCGAAGCAGGGTATGATCAGCTTCAGTCGGCTGGTGCAAGAGAAGTCTATGCCTGTACGTACGTTGTCGGATCGTGTTCGTGATGACATCCTTGAAGTGTACGAGACTGGCTACGGTTCGGTAACGACCAAGTCAGCGTACTCACCAGCTATGAACTTATACGTATTAATGGTGGGCTCGACGACGGGCAAGGTTTGGTTCTTCGACACGTCACGGGTCTTAGAAGACGGTACGTGGAAGGTGACTGCGATTGACAAGGACAGGGACAATGCCGACGGTGTAAAGTCACCCTGGCAGCTAGCTGCGACATTGTTTAATGATTACGATGGGCGGAGCATCTGCCTGATCGGTTATCCCGAACAAGCTCAAGTCGGTGGTACTGGTGCCTACGTCAATACGACGCTGCGCATGCGTAGTGGTGTAGTCTTGGATTGGATCGGCAACGACGATGCAGTGACATATCCGGGTGTTGATATACCATCACCTACATATACCACTGGCTGGTTGGACCTCAACCAGTTTGAACTCAGTGAGCGGCTGAAGATAAGTAAGAAGCTGCGCCTCACACTGGAGAACTGCAACAGCTTAACGGTTACCGTCCAGTGGTTCTACGACTACGACGAGTCCACGAGCATGACTGAGTCAAAGACGGCGGCCGACAAGAACGTCCAAACCTTGAACTTTAACCTGACGGGTTCAGGGACCAAGGTCAAGCTTAAGGTGACACTGAACACGAGCGCCACAGCCGGCGAATCAACCATCACGCGCATGACGTACTACGCGAAGATTGGCAAGCAGATAGTTTAAGAGGATAATAGTATGGCGGGTTTCATTAAGAAGATGGGAGAAGCAGCCGCGAAGGGTGTAGGCACAGCCGCACCTTTCGAGGGCATTAATGTTGGTTCCCTGGGTCAGGTGACCACGGACGCGAGTGGCCGACCTTCGGTTGCTCAGGTAGATCCACGAGTAGCGGAGAACCAGAACCTCCTATTCAATGCAGCTCGCGACGCTGGTGTAGCCAGTTCTGAGTTGGCGGTTCCGACCGCCGGCTTCAGTCGCCAAGCATTGAGCACAGGTCAAGGCTTACTGGCCGACGTTGCTGGCTTCGATCCGTTGGGTCAGGCAGAGGAACGGTTCAGCCGGTTGTCGGGTATCTTGGAAGGTAAGCGGGACAAGACTCGGGCCGCGACTGAAGAGCGGTTGTTCCGGCAGGGTCGACTCGATTCAGGTTTTGGTGCTGGTCAGATCGGTGAGATGGAAGAGGGCTTTGCCAACGTGGATGCCAGTCTACTGGACCGGTTGTTCATGGAAGGCGAAGCTGCAAAGAACAACGCACTCAACACAGCGTCGAACGTCGGCAACACCGGTGCTTCCGTGGGTGGTGGCTTGTTCGGCGAGCTGGTACAGGGCACATCTGCGGCTCAGGGCGTTGACCAGGGCCTGCTCCAGGTACTGGGTGCGAGTGGTGACATTGGTACGCGGTTCGGTAACCGTGAGATCAGTCGCTCGAACGCGATCAACAACTTCAACGCGAGCCCGGCAGCGGGCGGCGGCGGCGGCGGTATTGCTGGTACCCTCGGTACCCTGGCAGGTGGCGCGGCGGGTGCGTACTTCGGTGCAGGTAACCCGGCAGCTATCAGTGCTGGTGCTCAGGCCGGCGGCGCATTCGGTAATCTATTCACATAAGGGGAACGATCATGGCAGGACTATTCGCTGACTTCGGTCAGACTGATCCGGCTGAGGTGCGCAAGGAACTGGTTGACCAGCAGCGTACGCAGTTCAAGAACTTGATCGATGCAGCTCCCACCAAACGTGAGAAAGCAGCGGGCAACCTGGTCGAAGGACTGACCGGGCTCGCACAGTCGGGTGTCTTCGGTGAGAAGGCGGCAGACTTCACCAAGGTACGGAGCCCTGAACTGGATGCAGCACAGTCACAAGCTGACCTGTTGTCTGGTATCAGCAACATCGAGGCAGACAAGACCAGCGCGGACTTTGCTTTCCAGGCAGCCAAGCTGGCTCGGGACGCAGGCGACGACAAGACAGCACTCAACTTGCTAATGGAAGGTGACAAGCGCCGGAAAGCTGAGCAAGCCTCAGTCGCTAAGCAGGAGCTGGCAGCGATCGAGGGCGACCGGAAGCAGTTCAGTGCAATGCCTGAGGATCTGAAGCTTGCAGCTATCGCGAAAGATCCGGCACGCGCAGCTCGTATGCTCGGTGTGGATGCAGCGGTCGCTACTGAGATTGCAGACGTGGCAACCAAGACGCTCAAGACTCGCCAACTCAAGAACGAGAAAGCGATCAACGACCTCCGTCCTGTCAAGACTACCAAGTCAAGCAAGACAGATGTTGATCAGACTATGGGCCTCCTCGATGCTGAGGGCATCGGCGGCCACACGTTCGAAGGCTGGTTTGGTAAGGACGACACCGAAGCATTCAGGAACTTCGCCACGACAATGGACCAGCAGTCCACTGCAGTGATCGACGCGGCAGCGGGCAACGGCATTCGGCTGACCAAACAGCAGGTAATCGCGGACGCCATGAACAAGGCACGCGAGGCAGGGGGCTTGACGCAAGTGAGCCCGACCGACGTAACGGACATCAACTCCGCCGTGCTGAATGAGATCTTCAATCAGCAGATCAACGAACTGGCAGGAGCGCCAGCCCGTGAAGCAACTAAATCAGCAGCCCCGAGCAAGCGGCGACGGGTCAAGCTTAACTGAGGAACGACAACATGGCACGCGAGATCATCGACTTAGAACTTCCCACCGGTGAGGTGGTTGAAC